TCGAATATCGCTCTGCTCTGACTTATCGAACTTTCGTCATGAAACGCAGAGATATGAAGTACATCTCTTCGGCTTTACAGGCTGCCAAGCCAATGTTGCTGAAAGACATTGCAGATTTTGACAGTCAGGAGTTCTTGCTAAACACACCGACAGCAACCTATGACTTGCAGAAAGGCGTGCATGGCGGAAGACCGCACAATCCGGAGGATTACCTCACAAAAATGACCGCTGTTTCGCCGAACAACGTGGGGGAAGAAATTTGGAAAGATGCCTTGCATTGCTTTTTCTGCGGCGATCAAAGTTTAACGGATTATGTGCAGCAAATCTGCGGGCTTTGTGCGATTGGAAAAGTGTATCAAGAGGCATTGATTATTGCCTATGGCGAAGGCAGCAACGGCAAGTCCACCTTCTGGAATGCAGTGTCACGGGTGCTGGGTAGTTACAGTGGGACAATGTCTGCGGATGCATTGACGGTCGGCTGCAAGCGAAATGTAAAGCCGGAGATGGCAGAACTCAAGGGCAAACGACTGGTCATTGCAGCAGAACTGGAAGAAGGAATGCGGTTGAATACTGCGGTCATCAAGCAGCTTTGTTCCACGGATGAAATCCAAGCGGAGAAGAAATACAAAGACCCGTTCCGCTATACGCCTGCTCATACACTGGTGCTATACACGAATCATCTGCCGAGAGTCGGTGCGAATGATGCCGGAACATGGCGGAGATTGATTGTAATCCCGTTTCTGGCAAAGCTGGAGGGCAAGTCAGACATCAAGAACTTTGCAGATTATCTGGTGAAAGAAGCGGGCGGTGCGATTCTGTCTTGGGTGATGGAAGGAGCAAAACAGGTCATAGACAGGCATTTTAAGTTGGATGTGCCACAATGCGTCAAAAATGCGATTCACGCTTATCGGGAAAGCAACGACTGGATGTCAGCATTTCTGGAAGACTGCTGTGAGGTAGATAAGACCTACCAGCAAAAGTCAGGCGAACTGTATCAGGAATATCGTGCTTACTGTGCCAGAAATGGAGAGTACACAAGGAGTACAACGGACTTTTACACGGGGCTGGAAAATGCAGGCTTTGAACGAAAGAGAACCAAGAAAGGCATCATCGTTTACGGCTTAAAAATCAAGTCAGAATTTTTAGAATGATGGGCAGGGGTGCAGGTCGGAGGAGGTCATTTCGTAAACTCTTCTTATAGGTAATTTTTACCAAATTTTCAGCCTAAAAGGGGTTTTATATATTGACCTTAATCGACCAGCACCCCAAAAAAGAAAAAACTTGAAAAGGTGGCTAAAATGCGTGAAAAAATGATTGAAAGCCGGTTGGTACAAGAGGTGCAGTCCAGAGGAGGTCTTTGTTGGAAGTTTACAAGTCCGGGAACGGATGGAGTGCCGGATCGAATCGTATTGATGCCGGGTGGAAAAATTGCTTTTGTAGAAGTAAAGGCTCCGGGTGGCAAGATGCGGGCATTGCAAATCAGGAGAAAACAACAGCTTGAGAGAGTGGGTTTTTCCGTGTATTGTCTGGATAGTCTGGAACAAATCCGCCCCATTTTGGATGAAGTCGGAGGTGAAACACTGTGAAGTTCATTCCGCACGACTATCAGCAATATGCGATTCAGTTTTTGACGGAGCATCCTGTGGCAGCACTTCTTCTGGATATGGGGTTAGGGAAGACTGTCACAACATTGACAGCAATCAACGAGTTGTTGTTTGACCGCTTTGAAATTCGCCGTGTTTTAGTGATTGCACCCCTTCGTGTGGCACGGGATACTTGGTCAGCAGAAATTGAAAAGTGGGAACATTTGAAGCATCTGAAATACAGTGTAGCAGTTGGAACATCCGCAGAACGCAGACAAGCCCTGCATGCAAAGACGGATATTTGCATTCTGAATCGTGAGAATATCAGTTGGCTGGTAGAGGAAAGCCATATTCCGTTTGACTTTGATATGTTGGTGATTGATGAGTTGTCAGGCTTTAAGAATCACCAGACGAAACGATTCAAGGCACTGATGAAAGTTCGACCAAAGGTGAAACGCATTGTTGGCTTAACGGGAACACCGTCCAGTAATGGTTTGATGGATTTATGGGCGGAATTTCGTTTGCTGGATATGGGACAGCGACTTGGAAGATTTATTGGACAATATCGAACAACCTATTTTCAGCCGGATAAACGAAATGGGATGGTGGTTTATTCTTACAAGCCATTGCCGCAGGCAGAGAAACAAATCTATGATAAAATTTCAGACATCACCATTTCCATGAAAGCGATTGATTATTTGCAAATGCCAGAACTTTTGTTGACAGAAGTTCCAGTTCGTCTTTCTAAGCAAGAAAGAGAACGATATCAGCAATTGAAACAGGAATTGGTGTTAGACTTGCCGGATGGCGAGATTACCGCTGCTAATGCTGCAAGTCTATCCAATAAGCTTTCCCAATTGGCAAACGGAGCGATTTATGATGACACTGGGGTCGTGCTTCCCATTCACGATCGAAAGCTGGATGCACTGGAAGACCTGATAGAGGCAGCCAACGGAAAACCCGTTCTGGTGGCGTATTGGTTCAAGCATGATTTGGAGCGGATTCAAGAGCGACTGCGAAAGCTGAATGTTTCCTATCAGGAAATCCAGTCCTCCGACAGTATCCGGAACTGGAATGCCGGAAAGCTGCAAGTTGGTCTGCTGCACCCAGCCGCTGCCGGACACGGTTTGAATTTGCAGGCAGGCGGTTCTCACCTGATTTGGTTTGGACTGACATGGAGTCTGGAACTCTACCAGCAGACCAACGCCAGACTGTGGCGGCAGGGGCAGCAGTCCGAAACGGTTGTCATTCAACATCTCATCACCAAGGGTACGATTGACGAACGTATCCTGAAAGCCCTGACCCAGAAAGAACAAACCCAGACCGCTTTGATGCAAGCCGTCAAAGCAGAACTTGGAGGTAGCAGATGAATATCATTTGGCAGTACTTAGACAAACGGAGTGCCGCTGTAAACGCACTGAAGGATTACAGCAGCATGGCTTACATCCTTGCACATACAGACGAAGAAATCACACAGGTGCATGAAGACACCACAACCCTTGGCAGTCCGGCATTTACAGATATGCCGGGCGGCAGTCCGAACCCGCAGTTCGGCGAAATGCGAATCATCACTGCCATTGACGAAATCGATGTGCTGCGGGAACGGTATCGTCAGGCAAAGGAGTACATGGAATGGTTTCAGCCTGCATGGGACAGCCTGTCGGAGGATGAACGGTATGTGCTGGAACAGTTCTATTGGCAGGAAGATCAAAACATTTATACCATTTGCGAGCACTTCGGTATTGAGCGTTCTTCTGCATACAACAAAAAGAATCGTGCCGTACAACACTTGACGTTGCTTCTCTATGGTAAGGCATGAGTAAAATCGAGGATGACTTTTGCAAAAAGGTGTGATATAATAATATCATAGAAAACTGACCGAAAGCCCTGTGGTGTTCCACATGGGCTTTCGTTGTATCCGGAGGTGAACCTTATGCCGAGGAAGGCACTGAAACCTTGCAAGCACCCCGGCTGTCCGAACCTGACAGACGGCTTGTACTGTGCAGAGCATCAGCCCCTGCACCCAGACCGACCGTCTGCCGCCAAGCGTGGCTACGGCAGCAAGTGGCAGAGGCTGAGCAAGGCGTACCTCCGCCGGCATCCCTTGTGTGTGCGTTGCAAGGCACAGGGACGGTTCACGGCAGCGACCGTGGTCGACCATATCATTCCTCACCGTGGTGATCCGCATCTGATGTGGGAGGAAAGCAACTGGCAGGCTCTTTGCAAGTCCTGCCATGATCGCAAGACGTGGACGGAAGACCGAAATCCCGTCTATCGGTATTGATTGTGTCTGAAATGCTGCCGGTGGGGGGATAAAAATCGCTAATTGTGAATTTTTTACAGACCGGCGTTCCCTCTCACACACAAAAACCAAGGTTCAAACGGGGGATTAACCCCGGAAATATGCAAACAAGCCGAAACCTACGCAGTTTCGGCTATTTTTCTCTCAAAAGGCAGGTGAAATCAGATGGCAAAGGACGGCACAAGAAGAGGCGGCAGACGAGTTCGTGCAGGCGATAAGCCGAAAGCACTCTCTGACAAGATCGCAGAGGGCAAAGATGCAGATATTATGGAGTTTCATACTCCGGAATTGGATGCAGCTGATCTGGACGATGCCGCTGATTTGACCGGTGTGGATATGCCAAGCCCCAGTGCATACTTGTCTGCCCAGCAGAAGAACGGAAAACCGCTGGGAGCGGACATTGTGTACAAAGAAACGTGGCTCTGGCTGAAACAGCGTGGCTGTGAAAAGCACGTCAACAAACGGCTGCTGGA